TCACCGCCTATTTCATTTCCTTGTAGACCCACACCACCTGACTTAATAGCAAATGTTATAGTACATCTACCAGCACCATCGGTTAAATCCGTTGCTGCAGTATCAAGTGCAAATCTTGCATAAGGAGCATGTATGTCACTAGCATCAACTTCTATACTATAGTTAGTAGTTGTAGCAGACCCTACATTTATATTAAGGTCTACTGAATCAACCCAACTAGGAGTAGCCGAAGAAGCCCCCATAACATCATCAGATGTTACACCAGTTGTTGATGTTTGTAAACTTGCATCACAAACTACTGCTGCACCAGATGCTGTTGTCATATCAACAGTCATAGGGAATTTCTTATCTTCCCAATCTATTCCGTCGGGAAAAACAGAAGTAACAGTAACTACTTCAGCTGATGCACTTTCATTATCATCAAGAACTAATCCTGATTCAGAGTATATATCATAACCATTTTTACTTGTTTTAGTCCAAGCCATAATAATCTCCTTCCCTTAAGAAAACTTAAGAATTGCGTGGGTTTCAGGGAGACTAATTTCCAAGCCAGATTCAGTGATGATTTGGTCTTGTCGACCATCAACGCCATTGTCTTGTACATTAGTTTCAATGAAGGTGTCTCGACTAACACCATTACCACTAAGTGGTCTGTAGTTTACATTTTTCATATCAACAGCTACACAATAATCTTCCCACGGACCCCTTAATAAGGGCTCAGCTACAAAATGAAGATTACCGAATATAGTATTAACTACAGTTACTGTATGCCCAAAAGCACCAGGTACTGTATTAACATCTAATCTATATTGAGATGAACCTACAGAATTATTTAGAAAACTTCCATTACCTAATTTGTTCAAGTAAGTAATAACTTTTCTTGAAGCCAAGACTAGTTTATTACCACTATTACCAGATTCAGGTGCAAAGAAATCTTCCATTGCATCTAAGAAAGCATCATAACCAGATGAAGCATAAGACATATTATAAACCTTACCATTTATATTTGTATAAGGTACAATACCCCAAGAATATCTAGTTGGTACAGTAGCTACTGCTTCAGCAGAAGATTGACCGTAACCAAAAAGCATAGCTTGTTCTATGTCCATTTTATGTTCCATTAGTTTATCTTGCCATATTCTTTGAAATTCATTAGCGATACCTCTATATTCAGTAGCTAATGATGTTCCAGAAAAGATATTCATACCAGTTTTGAAGATTTGACAATATCCTTCTCTATCAAATATTTTATCTTCCCAACCAATAGGACTATCAGTTCCTTCTCCCCATGCACTACCAATAACTTGACCTTTATTACCAGCAGAAAATACTGTACCAGTAGGAATTGTTACACCTACAGCTGTAAGCATTTCACCAGCAATATTAGTTTTATTATCATCAGTATCATGAGTAAGTGATGTTGCATCATCTGTTACAGAAGTCCCAGTTTCAACTACAGCACTTTCATTAACTTTAAAGCGATATACAATCCCATCATCAGCTTTAACTGCTAATATAGAACCAGGTACAATAAATCTACATTCAGATGCAGATACTATTTTACCATACTCATCATATTTGCACTTTACAATTAAATCTTCACCAGCATCAAAAGCTCCACCATGTGATTCTGCACCAGATGTAGTTAATGCTGTATGAATTTCAAAATTACGTCTTTGCCACTGATGTCTCTGTTCTAAAAACTTAAAAACAGGGTCATTAGTAGCTTTTTTTGCCACCTTCGATAAATATACGAAGAATGGACTTTGTTGTGGTGCTAACTCAGCGACTCTTTCACCAAAATTAAACTTACGTCTAGTATCGTCTAAACTGGTGGAAGAATTCGATGTATTCGGACCACTCAAATTCGAATAAATTGTTGCCATTCTATCCCATCCTTTTATTTAACCCTCTATCAGCTGCTTTATTAAGCCTTCAAGTAGGGTATATTAAAGTTATTTCCAAGGGTTTTTACTATTAAAATCCCCAATCATAGTATCAATCATCTTATCTTCTATAGTTCTTCCATCAACGTTAGATTGTCCAGAAGGCATCACTCCCATAGAGGATGGTACTTGCTGAGCATTCTTTGTTTGTTGAAATGATTGACTTGGAGCAGGAGCACTAGTTTGAGTAGTATTTCCACTTCCTTGCAATCTATATAGTTGAACAAGATTATCAATATTTACAGAAGCTGGGTCAGACATTTTAGTTAGAAAATCATTAGCCTCATTAGAATCCATACCATGATGACCTGTTACATAAGATAAAATTTCAGATTTTTGTTTAGAAGCATTTTGAGAGGCTTGTTGCCTTTTAGCTTCTTCTACTCTTTTCTGTTCCATACTATCAAATTTTTCTTGTAACAACGCATTTTGGTATTGAGTATGTAAACCATTATATTCTACCATTTGTTCATCCCAATCTTCTTTCGCATCTAAATACCTAGCACTCTCACTAGACGAATCTGTAAAAGCTTCTTCTCTAGAAAATGCTCTAGGTCTTTGTGGTTTTTCAGGAGGTGCTGGAAATTCTTCCATAGGTTGAGAAACTGCCTCTTGAGGAGCAACTTGAGAAGGTTGATTCCCTTGAGAGCCAATCCTTCCTTCAAGTTCTTTTATCCTCTGGTCTTTTTTATCAGACTGAGATTGCCAATATTGATATCTTTTAGTATCATTATCAACTACCTCAGGTTGAGGGGTTTCTGCTTGAATACTTCCATTATCACTTACTTGGGGTTGTCCTTGTTCTGGAACCTGTTCAGTGTTTCCTTCATTACCTGTAGTAAAAACATCAGAAATATTTTGAGAACCCTCTTGAGTAACATTATCACCGCCAAATACTGCTTCTTCTAAAGAAGTATATTGTTGGTCATTAGAACCTTCTTGAGGGGTATCTGTTTGTATATTATCTTGTGTCATTTCTTTCTCCTTTTTGCTGCCCCACTATTGCCACCAGAGGAGGGTGAGCTAATTTTCGTTGTAGCATCTTTAATGCCTTGTTTTACTGTGGCTAAGCTATCATCAAGTCGTTTATCATAAAGTGTTCCTGCAGCTTTAGCTTTAGTGCTAATCTGGTCAAGGTCTCCTTTAAACTTCTCAACTTCAACTTTTTTCCTAAGGTTAACGGCTTCTCTATCTCTAGTTTGCAGGTCACCTTTAAGTCTTTTATTTTCTTCAGTAGACTGTTTCAATTGTTGTTGTAATTTAGCAATCTCATCAATTCTTTGCATAACACCTTCCATATCGAAAACTTCTGTTTTCTTAAGAACTTCTTGCCTATCTATTAAACCTTTTTGATAAGCATCCATATAGAACTCAAGTTCTGCATATCTATTACTTGGTAATGTAGAACCTGTGACTACTATCACATCATACCTACCAAGTGTTATATCATTCATTACTTTAATTTCACCTGTTTTATCATCTACAAGTCTTTTATTTACAATATATTCACTCATAGAATTATTAGGTTGTATTACTCTAAAAATCTTTTGAGATGTGTATAATTGCTGCATTAACGGAATAGCCAATTGACCTACTCTTACTAATGCAGATTCTACATCTGCTAGTTTAGATTTCATTTTTCTTTGTCCAAATTCATCTATCGATATAGTAGCTTTATATGTTTGAGGAGCAACTTGACTATTCCCCATCATCATTTCATATAATCCCAAAGCATGGTCTATATCACTTTTTGCAGTATTCTCATTTTGATATAATTCATTTGGAAGAGGAGTTGGTTGAACTGGCATAGGCGCTCCATCTGTCGGGTCATATGGAATAGCAACACCTGGTTGAGCCCATTTCTCTTCAAAATCCTTCATATCTACACTACCTTCTGGAACAAGTATTTTAGTATTAGTACTTGTAGTAGCATGTGCAATTATCAAAGAACGTGTTTTATTTATATATTCTTGCAATCCCTTTACAAGTCTAACATCACTCATAGGATATGGAGTTCTTGTATGTATATTCATAATAGGAACTATTGGATAATTCTCAATAGGCATTACTCTAGAATATAAGTGAGTCTCTCCCATTATAATACATTGATTAACCTTCTTAGTAGTTATCCGAACAACTTCAATAAGTTGCCTCTGTACTAATTCTTGATAGTTTACTTGGTCAGCTGGAATTTCAGCAACTTCATCTTCTGCTATAACCATAGCTTCTTTTTCTGTATATCCTGATTGTAATAACTCCTGTAACTTAATAGCTATTGCAGATTGTCTTTGTTTTTGCAATTGCATAATTAATTGCTTTGCTTTATCTAAATCAGTAATAATTTGACCACCTATTTCCCAAGCAGTTTGGTTAAGATATTCGTCATATTCATTTTCTGCTATTAATTCTTCCTTACCAGAAAATCGTTCAAATGTACGATATTCATCAACATCTACTTTATAATATCTTTCATATCCTCTTATATATTCTTGATTATTAACTCTACCTACATCTTCTGGAAAAGTAGTTTCACCATCATCTTCTCTTTCAGTAAAAGGAGCATTAAAATCAACCTTATTTCCAGAATCAGAATCAGCATTTTCAATCTTTTTAGCATACATAGGATATAATTTCTTAGCTTGGTCTTTAGTAAAAAGCTTAGATATTATAACATTTTCTGCATCATCAAAAAGCTTATGTCGACTATTAGGGTCAACATATACATCTAAAGGGTCTACATCATGAATACAAACTTCGCCCTTGCCCATATCCATCATTGGGTCTTGATATATAAGTATATATCCTACACCCATAACATAATAATCATCTACTGCTTGTCTTATTACTGTCTTACCTTCTGATATATCATACATATATGAAAGCAATGCACTCATTACTTGCGCAACCTTATTATCAGAATCCTCTCTTGGAGCACATCTAAAAGAAGGTCTATTAGCTGTAAGCATAGCTTTAGCAGCTTCTACAGCAGGATGGATTCTATTAATTACTATTGCAGCTTGTCCTCTAGACTCTAACGTCTCTCTTTGTGCTGCTGTCCATTGTTTACCCAATCTAAATTCTTTATCTTCTTTAGCTTGTGCTGCCCAATTATCTCTTTTACTTGAATAGGTATCAAATAGCTCTAAAGTCTCATTTACTAATTCAGAACCTGATTTTTCACCTTTTTTTGAATATGCCATATGCCTAATTTACCACTTATATTGTCATCCAATCAAGCGTTTTTTTCTTTATTCTCCATTCTTCTTCAGGAATAGGTTCATAATCCTTGATTCTACAAGGTTTTGCACCATCTAATGCAGTCCATATAGCATCCATAATATCATCATGTTTTCCTTTAGGATATGAAAGAAACTCTTGTTGAGCAATCATATGTTCTGGTTTAAAATAAAATGTACCCTTTGCAAATAAAGGGACAAGTGATAATAATCTTTCTGATTTAGAATTTCTAGGTTTAACACCAGATTCTAATCCAGGTATATAAAGTTGTTCTTCCTTCATTATTTCTCGTACTGCAGTTCTTAATGCTTCCTGATATCCTACTGTTTCAACCTTAATTCTTCTAGGTTTAAATTTCTTATAGATATCTATTATCTTTTGAGGTTGTTCTGCAGGAGATATCTTGTCTCTATATATATCTATAATATATTTATTATTGTTATTATCTATAGCAATAGTAGCAATAACAAAGAAGTCAGCCCTAATAGACAGGCTACTTGCAGGGTCCACTCCAGTATAGAGCTCAACGGGTTTAATTTTTTCATTTTCTAATCCTTCATTTTTAATTAATACATTCTGGCCATCTAACCTTTTATGCTCATAACTATGCAATTTAATCCATTCAGGCTGAAAAGGAGCATCTTCTGGAGATTGTGCTATATTCATGTATTCTTGATAGAATCCATTAATATTTCCAACAGAAGAAAATTCATCCTTTATTTGAAGGATTCTTTCTTTTGGGAACCTTTCAGGCCAAATACTCTCTTCCTTGTCATTCCATATGGAAAACCATAATACATTCCAAGCAGAAGACTCTTTTGCCCAGTAAAGGAAACAATCTTCAGAGATTACTGTACCAATCATAGCAATCTTACCCTCATCCGACAAAGATGGTATCACAGCTTCAGTCATCCACTTTCTATTCTTAGCTCTTGCTTCTGGGGTATAAGCGTTAAGTTCTGATTCGAAGTCATCTACTATTATTAAGTTGGGTCTTGTATCGCCTTCAATAAAACCCCTAACCCTTTGTCCTGTACCAACAGCTATTATTCTAGTACCATTAGCAAGTACGATATCAGTATGTGTCCATCTTTTTGCTGTATTAGGTCCCATATCACCAAATATTTCTTTAAATCTATCTGAATGAGTCAAATGATACTTAATACGGGATAAGAAGTTTATAGATTGTGCTTGTGATTCTGATATAATAACTATAAATAAGTCTTCATCACTTTTTTTAAAAGCAACTCTCCATAATGGATATATTAGAGTAGTAACCGTGCTCTTCGCTGTGCCACGAGGAGCAGCGATTAATACTCTCTTTTTTTCGTCATCAGCTAAGTTAGCGTAGACCTCCCTATGAAAAGGAGGCGTGCTTTTGCGGAGGGCTGTGGGGAAACAGTGCTTTCCAAACAAGGCCATATTATTCCGCAATTTCTTAAGAGCTTCTAACTGAGCATATTTCTCTTCATAATCCATTAACCAGATAATTTATTTGCTTCATCCACTAATAATTGTCTAAACCTAACATTATTCTTTTCTTTTAACATATCTTGTAAATTTTCAAAGGAACTTTTCTTTCTATAATTTGTTATTTTAGGTATACCCCCCTTAAAACCTCCAAATAACCTATTATCACGACCATGAAGTTCTACAGCTCTTTTTGCCCAAGCTCTATTAGCTTTAACCGCAGGAGAAGCTAGTTCTTGCCGTGCAAATTGCGCTAAAGTTGTTTTAGGAATACCTGTTTTTTGTACAATTCTTTTTATAGCAGCATTTCTAATAACTTCTGAAGAAATTGCTGTTTGTCTTGATATTATTTTAGGGATACCTTTAACAGCTCTATTTTGCACGAGCCTTAAAAAAAATCTCATCGCTGCTCTTGTTGCAAATGGTAACATTTTATTCTTCCTTCTTAATAGTAGTCTTTGTAGCAATAAGCTTTTCTTCTTCTTCTCTAAGCTCATCTATCAATTTAACATTACTAGTAGATTCTATCTGTTCTGTAGTCTTAATAAGGTTCTTATCCTTCATACCATGCATATCCTGAAGATTATCAACTGCTCTCATTAAATTAGTAACATCGCCTTTATCCTTGGCTTTTTTTATAGTTTCTTCAAGTAACTCTAATGTATAGGCTTCTGTCATCCCATGTTCTTGAAGTAACTTTTGTAGTTCATCTCTTACCATATCTTTGAATTTCTCCGTTTTCATTCTACGTTTCCACATACGCTCTTGGTTACTACTAGCATTATCAATTACTAATTTAATAGCTTTATCATAATCCATAGTCTGAGCATATACCATCGCTAGATTATTTAGTTTCGGTTGTCCACACAATACTTCCCAGTGAGTCTTGCCACTAATGGTGTTATTAGCCATACGACCACCTGCTTTAAGCTTAGTAGCAGCATAGTTAGGGTTAAAAAAAGTATAACCATAGGGATAGCGCACATATATGCTAGAAGGGCCGTATATTGCTCGTGTGATGACCTTCGCAACATAGCCATCATCGGATACCCCATATTCTCCTTCATCTGCATCCCTCCAATACTTATATTTAATATTCTTATCTTTTGCTTCTGACTTTTTATAGATGGAGTAAACCGTAGTGGAATTATCTCCTTTATGATGTATCTCTATAGTATACATTATTTTCAGGTTCCTATTTTTAGTAATGGATTTTTAGTATTTTTTGTTAATTTAGTTGCTTTTGAAACCATTTTATCTACACTAAGTTTATTTTGCTTTGATAACATTTTTAATGCTTTGAAATTACCTCTTTTTAACATTCCTAATATTAATCTAGCCATTACTAACTGCATTAGTAAGTATTTCTATTTCTTGCAGCCTGATTTCTTTCAAATGGAGTTTGACTTGTATCAACGCCACTAGGAAAATTTAGTAGTCTTTGAAACTGACTATTAACACCTTGAGTCTGTAAAAGCCCCCCTTGTTCATCATTAACCTGAGGTCCTCCATAAGTATATGGGTCTTGTCCAGCATCAGTTCTTTGCTGATTCACCATAGTTCTATAGGCTCCTTCAGTATTTTTACCAAATATACCATCCCATTGTGAAGGGTCATCTGGGAATAATTGTTTTTGTAGGTTTAAAACTTGCTCTTTATCTTCTACATTAAAATTAGCGCTATCAAAAGCTCCTGTATTACCACCTCCATCACCCAAAGGGTTTCCAGGATAACCACCTCCATCATCTCCACCTCCAGAACCATCACTAAGCCTATCAGACCATACCTTTCCAGGTCTGCTTGCAACCCATCTATTATATTTATCTACAAAATTAAGGTTACTAACCTTATCTCCCATCCAATCGAAAAAACCTCCGCCACCTTCGCCACCAATACCACCAGTTTTCGTATAATCTTTATTCCAGATGTCGTCACCATCTATTTGTGAGTTTTGGTCTTCTCTATAATTTATTGTGTTAAAATAATCTTCTACTGCCATCTAAATCTCCTATTTAAAGTGTATATACAGCTATAATATAGCTATATAGAGCTATACATAGCAAGTGTTTGTTTGTCTTTAAAGGTAGATTATATATACATAACTCTATACATAGCTATATAACATAGCTAAAATACACCAATAAATATATTTTCCTAGTCTTTTTTTTAAAAAACGAAAAAAAATGACAAATACCCCCCTAAACCGTTGAAAATCAACCCCTTTTGAAAAAATGTAATAAGAATGGGTGTGTGGGATATACACAACGACGGTACCCGCCAATTTTACCCCCCTACGGGGGCCACTTGCGTTGAAATTGACACCTATGTTGGTACAGTAACAACATAGGCTTGCTTGGTACCTTGTCGTTCTTCTTCCCCTAAGCACTCTGCGAGTGCAATCATAAATGCTATGATTGTATTAACAATAATTAAAAGGGAATAAATTATTATGAATAAAATCAAAGCAATTCTTAATTTTGTATTAACAGTCCTAAAGGTCAGTCCTGTTAAGACTGCAAGTAATAATGGATTTATGATTTTCAGTCCAGTATCTCCTGCAGATTTACAGAAACTCAAGAGTTTATGTGAACCAGCAGGCTGGTCTGCACATACTTTCGAAGCAGGCTTCGATTCCAAAACAGGTGCCGCAAAAGGCGGCAACACCTGGTTCGGACTCAAATCCGCTGAGAAAGAATTAGGCATCGATGAATTGATGACGCAAGCGTCACAAATTACACCGAAGGCCTAAGTCTTCTCATTGCTTCTCAGTATGCCTCTCCACACTATATGTGTGGGGAGGTTTTTTATATATAATGTAATACATACAGCAATTATGTATGTGTTTAGAGATTTAATTAAAGTAAAAGAGATAGAAGAAAAGGAGACTAAATGTTATGGCTAATCAAATCTATAGGTTACAGAATCATAGTATTATTAAGGCTGTTAAGAAGAAACCTAAGCCTTATAATGTCGTTAATCGCAATAGTATGTCTGTTACAGGTGTTAACGCTATTAATACGTTAGATGCAATGAAGAAAGGTAGAGTATACTTCAATTGCAATAATGTTAGGATTATTAAGTAGTTTAGCAATTAAATAGTCTAGGGTATACTCAGGTATACCTTAGGCTATAATATCGCCTTTAAATAGGCATTTTAGTACAAATTTAGATAGATGAGGAGCTATGTAGACTCATAGGCTAAGGCTTGTAGGGTGTGTTATCGTCATTTTATTATGGCTCAATGATAACAAAGGGACATCTGTAATGATGTGTGTAATCTATCTATTAATATTCAATTGCGGAGGAGTGAAACGGTTCACGTCAGGCTCATAACCTGGAAACAGCAAGGTTCGACTCCTTGTCTCCGCAACCAATTGAGAGCCAATAACTAGTCCTGTATTAGCTGTATCTCAAAATATAGGTTTAGCCTAACGAGCTCTACAGGCAAAGGAATATGTGAGGCTCTCAATAGATTTTATAATAAAAGACAAAGGA